TAATTACAACATTAATAGACCTCGACCATCATAAACAGAATCACCATTATCCTCATTTCGGATAGCACGATCCAGTCCCATAATGGTGGCCACTACGCCATCAATTTTTTCAGTTGACTTAGCCTTGTCAGGTTTAATATTCCCAGCTGGGTCAGTGCGGATATAGATATTGTCCATCATCCAGCTTAAGACCGGATGACCACCATGAGCGATCTTCTTTTCCAGAGTTAATCGCATTAGTTCTTTAGTTGGAGGCGTCATGTCCTTAAATCCCTGGCCAAATGGGACCACGGTGAATCCCATACCTTCAAGATTTTGAACCATTTCGACAGCTCCCCATCGGTCGAAGGAAATTTCACGGATGTGATATTTCTTTCCCAGATCATCAATAAAGTGTTCGATGAATCCGTAGTGAACTACATTACCTTCCGTGGTTTGTAGGTAACCCTGTTGTTTCCAAATATCGTAGGGAACGTGATCACGGCGCACCCGCAGATCAACGTTATCCTCTGGGATCCAAAAGTAGGGCAGCAAAGTATAACCTTCGGAGTCATCTCTTGGGGGGAATACCAGTACAAAAGCCGTAATATCAGTAGTTGATGACAAATCAAGACCACCGTAGCAATCTCGGCCACGTAATTCATCGGGATCAACAGGAAAGGCACAAGCATCCCATTTATCCATGGGCATCCAACGAACGTCCTGTTTTACCCACTGATTTAAACGCAGCTGTCGGAAGGTATTCTCTTCAGCAGGATTCTCCTTAGCTGAATTATAGGCATCCTTGACCTTCTCCATTTTGACAGTAATACCCAGAGAAGGATTAGCTTTTTTCCAAACTTCAGGACTTGACCAATCTTCGTCACGTCCGGCGCCATAAATGACCGGATAAAAACGGGGATCATGTTTACGGCCCTCCATGATGTCGATTGCTTTTTGATGGACTTGATAACAAATAGAATGCTCATCAGTGCCAGCGGTTGTGATTAAGAAGTAGAGGGGCTGAGTTCTGGCATCCCCCGATCCCTTCGTCATAACATCATAGAGTTTCCGGTTCGGTTGGGTATGCAGTTCGTCAAAGATAACTCCGGACACATTGAACCCATGTTTAGAATAAGCGTCAGCAGATAGAACCTGATAGAAACTATTAGTGGGTTCATAGATCAACCGCTTCTGTGAAGCAAGAATTTTACAACGTTTCTTCAGGGCAGGATTCATACGTACCATATCAGCAGCAACGTCAAAAACAATTGCAGCTTGTTGCCGATCAGCTGCACAGCCATAAACCTCTGCACGTTCTTCACCATCGGCACAGCAGAGTAACAGGGCGATGGCGGCAGCCAGCTCTGATTTACCTTGTTTCTTTGGAATTTCTACGTAAGCAGTATTAAATTGACGGTAGCCATCGGGCTTTAAGATGCCAAAAATATCTCGAATAATTTTTTCCTGCCAATCGATGAGGTCGAAAGGCTTGCCTGCCCAGGTTCCCTTTGTGTGGCACAGGCATTCGATAAATGACACTGCAAAGTCAGCAGCATCTTTATCGTAGGTAGAATCCTTAGCCATAAACCTAGTTGGTGTGTAGTCTTTTAGCTTTCGCAAGAGGGCATCACATCCTTTCATTGATACTAAAAAAGCACTGAGAGTGAACTCAATGCTTGGTAGCTAATTAAATTTACCGGTTAAGATCAGGTTGATGTATCCGGCGCGGTCAGTGGTCAAATAGTCGATCAGATCGTGGCAATTATAGTAATAAGCGAGCCGCTTTACGTTTTCAACATCAAACATATTTACTTCACCGGTATTGCGAATTTGTAATACCTGTTGGCGAATACGATCACGTTTGGCTAATTCATCTTTGATTTTGTTCATGACTAAGCCTCCTGGTTCTTAAAAGCAGCCGATCCGGTTAAATTTTTGAGTAGCACTTTCCGTTGTGCCTTGTATTGGGGACCAATAAAACCTAAACGCAGTAGAAAGCAGCGGAAAGCATATTTTTCATTACTTTCATCACGTGGCGTTGACATAATTCGCTGGTGACTCTTTGCGTATTGCACTAATTTATCGATCAATTGTTGATAAGCTGGAGCGTCATCAGTGTTAACTTCGGTGAACCAATCGAAGGATACACGTTGGTCATCAATTGTGAGAGACAAGGAATTCAGTTGGCAAGCGTCTTTGATTAATTGTCCTTTTGCCCAGATTAAATGGCGTAGGTTATCTAGATCTTGGTCAGTAAGCTCATTGCGGCGATATGTTATGTTCAACTTGACCGTCTCGCTGGATGTGAATCCCTGTTGCTTAAGATATGTTACTAATTCAGCAGGAATCTCATCTGGGGATAAAAGATTGCCATCCTTGCTGACGGTGTATTTACCAATCTGGTATGCATAAGTTGGTGTGTACTGATACTCTGCCCTTTGCTGAGTGTATTCAGCAATCTGTTCGACTAGCTTTTTGCGCTGTTTACCATGAACATTAAAATTAATTTCCATAGTATGTACCTCCTTGTTTGATTACTGTATACATCACTCTAGAAGATACAGATAGCAAGGACTTTCGAGGAATTAGGCCGGTTTTTTTAGCTTATTGTACGGAATTATGTGATCATCTCTTTCCACACTGACTTCTTGATCTGAACCCACTTGTTCGATATAGCGATTAACGATGACATCGCAGTACTTAGGATCGAGTTCCATCATGTAACAAATTCGGTTAGTCTGTTCACAGGCAATGAGGGTAGATCCAGAACCACCAAAGGGATCCAGAACCGTACAGTTAGACATTGTCGAATTCATGATTGGATAGGCAAGCAATGGAACAGGCTTCATTGTTGGGTGTTCCTTACTTTGCTTCGGACGGTCAAATTCCCAGATGGTTGATTCTTTGCGCCCGGTATACCACTCGTGCTTACCATCTTGTTTCCAACCATAAAGAACTGGTTCGTGTTGCCATTGATAGGGTGAACGTCCTAAGACAAGGGATTGTTTTTTCCAGATACAGCAACCGGATAAATAGAAATCAGCATCTCGAAATGCTCGCCGAAAGTTTAACCCTTCAGTATCAGCATGGAAAACATAGATACTGGCATCATTGGCCATTACCTTATTCATGTTTTGGAAAGCGGCTAGTAAAAATTGATAGAACTTATCATCATCCTGATGGTCGTTCTTAATCTTGCCGGCTTTGCTTTGGTAATCGACATTGTATGGTGGATCGGTAAGAACAAGGTTAACTTTATGATCACCAAGTAACTTTTGGTAACCTTCACCTTTTGTAGCATCACCACAAAATAGGGTGTGCCGTCCTAAATGCCAGAGGTCGCCAGCTTTAGAAAAAGTCGGTTTATTCAACTCGCTATCTACATCGAAATTATCGTCATGAGTATCACCTTCGGTAGCAAGCAAGTCAGATATTTCATCCTCATCAAAACCAGTTAATGAAATATCCAGGTCACTGGCTTGTAAGTCAGTCATCAACAAAGCTAACTTGTCCTTATCCCAATCACCGCTGATCTTGTTGAGAGCAATGTTCAGCGCTTTTTCTTTTTCTTCGTCTAAGTTGACAACTACACACTCGGCTTCTTTGATCCCTTCATTCTGGAGAATCTTTAACCGCTGGTGTCCGCCGACTACGCGACCAGTTTGTTGGTTCCAGATGATTGGATCAACGTAGCCGAATTCTTTCATTGAGTGTTTTAGCTTTTCGTAGTCAGGATCACCTGGCTTTAAGTCTTTTCGTGGATTGTAATCCGCGGGGATGAGGTCCGTTATTTTCTTCTGAACAAATTTCATTAGTTCATTCCTTTCCGTGAACGGAGCAAGCGTTCCATCACATCGTCCTGTGGTGTAGATCCTTGGTAAGTTGTAGCGTTGTTTTCTTTAACAACCTGAAAAATTTGAAACCATAATTGGCTGGATTGTTTCATGTAGTCGCGGCTCATTGATACGTAAGGGGAAGCAATTGCGTTCCCAGTTGTTGGGTGGCGGGCAAGAAAACCAAATTTTGAGATACATTCTTCACACTGAATCCAACGGCTTACACTTACCGCATATTGTTCAATCAGCTGAGTATTAACTAGCTTTTCACAACCACGCTCGACCAGCCATTCCCAGGTTTCTTTGAAAATATCAGCGGCGTCGAATTCTAAACCATTCTTCTGTTTGGCCTTGAGGTACTTCTTGACTGGCGGCATCACATGGCCTTCCAAATTGGTTGGTGTTGGTAGGTCAATCACCTGAGCATCTTGACCGGCTTGAATTTTGTCGTGAAGTGATTTAGGTTTACGTCCAGCACCGATTCGGGATCCACCACGATTCGTACCATCTTTAGCCAAATCTCTCCCTCCTTCCGGCAGGGGTTAATACCCCCTTTGATTTCGATTTTTTACACACGAAGGCCCAGGCCCGCTCCCGCGCAAAGAATTTTTAACGATCTGAAGGCCCCCTCCGTTGATTAGTAGTGATATCGACGCGGCTTTTGATGCCAACGATCGTGCATCTGGACGGTAATCCGGGAGTGACAAGGCTTACATAATGCCATCAGATTATTGAAACCATTGGTTCCACCGTGTTCCAGAGGCAGAACGTGATGGACCTCGGTAGCCTTGGTATACCTTCCTTGGCTCAGGCACATCTCACAGAAGGGATGGTGGAGTAGGTACCTTTGTCTGATCTTTGGCCAGCCACGATGATAGCGCGGACGACTACGTTTTGGTCGTTGGTAACGATTGTAGTGAGAACTGACTTGCTTGGCATGGACGTCACAATAGGTGTTGTGGGTTAGTCGTGGGCAGCCAGGATAACGACACGGTTTCTTTGGTGAGTAAGGCATGGCAGCCCTCCTTTCTGCAGGCATAAGAAAAGCCCGACAGTTTCAAGTTGCCAGGCCTCAATGTTATAAAGCAAATGCCTTGTCTTAATTTTCTACACTATCATCGTAACATGGATAAGCTCGTTATTTGTTCTCCGTTTTACCTTTCTAGTGATGCGCTCCGTAGAGTAGGAGAGTAAGGTGGTCGAGTGCTTTGTTCTTTCGATTATAAGCAGTGGCTTTCGCAATGAAATACTTGTCCATCATGATAGTTAGTCCCTCGTTCATTGACTGGTTTGGAGTGCGGTAGCAAACGTCTAAAACAAACCGCTCGTCGTCAGATAGTTCTTGCCAGGCTGGCTCGAACCATTTGAAGTAAAGCTGGGCTTGTTGGTAACGTTCATTCAGTTTGGTTGTCTGGTCGATGCCATGCAGCAGGCGATGTTCAGTCGGGTTATCCTTTTTGCTGCCACTGGGTGAGAAACCATAGCGAGGCGAACTGACACCAACCATTTGTTCCTTAGCTAGTTTCAGTTCGTCTTGGTAAGAGTCAATGATGAACTTCATACCATCGTAATCTTTCAAAGCTGCAATGGTAGCTCTTCGTTTATCTAGGTAATTCCACATGATACTCATGCCACAACACTTCCTCTCAAGTTAGCCTTCACCGCGTTGATCAATGCCAGCTGTGTTTTATCCTTGCACTTCAAGGCGGTCAGGATACTCTCATCAATTGTGTCTTTGGTGATGATGTGGTGGATCACCACGGGCTGACGCTGACCCTGACGCCAGAGCCGGGCATTAGTTTGCTGGTAAAGTTCCAGGCTCCAAGTCAGTCCATACCAGATTAAGGTGGCACCACCAGCTTGCAAGTTAAGCCCGTGACCAGCGGAAGCAGGATGGATCAGTGCGAGTGGAATCCTGCCAGCGTTCCAGTCTTGAATATCTTTAGGTGTTTTAATCTCTCGAACCGTGAAGCGTTGTTTAATCTGTGCAAGGTCATGTTTGAACCAGTAAGCGACTAGCACGGGCTTGCCATTTGCGGCTTCGATTAGATCTTCTAAAGCATCGAGCTTACGCTGGTGGATTTGAACAACTTGCTGCTGATCATCATAGACACAGCCATTTGCCATCTGACACAGCTTGTTGGAGAGACTGGCTGCATTCAGTGCATCAATTTGCTGGCCTTGGGTTGAAACTACCAGCTGGGCCTTGAGTTCATCATAAATGGCTTGTTCGCTGCCATTCATTTTGACCGGCACCGTGTTCATAGTTAGCGGCGGCAGGTCTAAGTAGTCCTGAGACTTCATAGAGATTGTGATATCATCAATGGCTCGGTAAATACTTTGTTCAGCACCCGGCTTTGGCTTGTAGGTAAAAACCTGGTACATATTTCGTTTGTCTGGATCAAAATACGCGGCTCGGTAGTAGGAAATGAAGCGGCCGAGTCTTTTTCCCATGTCCAGCACCCGGAATTCTGCCCACAGATCCATCAATCCATTGGAGGATGGCGTGCCAGTCAAACCAACCACGCGCTTGATTAATGGCCGTACTCGTTTGAGGGCTTTGAAGCGTTGGGAGCGATAAGATTTGAAACTTGATAGCTCATCAATTACCAGCATATCGTAATTAAAGGGTACGCCGGAGGACTCGATTAGCCACTTCAAGTTTTCCCGATTGATGATATAAATGTCAACGTCTTGTTGCAGAGCTTTAATGCGTTGTATTTTGGGACCTGTTACGACTGAATAAGTCAGGCTTTTCAAGTGGTCCCACTTTTCTATTTCATCTGGCCAGGTTTGTTTAGCAACTCTTAGCGGCGCCACAACTAGGACCCGTTGAACTTTCCCCTGCTGAATAAGTTGCTTGATGGCCGTCAAAGTAATGACGCTTTTACCAAGTCCCATATCAAGCAAGATAGCTGCTACGGGATGGTCCAGAATAAACTGAGTTGCATATTGTTGATATTCATGGGGCTTGTATTGCATCAAGCATTCCTCCAATCTGATCTAGTTGGTCGCAGACAAAGGCTTGAAAGCCAAGCTGTTTCAACTGATTTAGTCTTTGTATCTGCAGTGGACGGGGACGTTTACCAGGGGCTTTCATTTCTACGAAACCCATGTGACCATCAGGTAAAAGGACAATTCGATCGGGAACTCCAGCCATTGATGGCGAAACGAACTTCAGGCATAAACCGCCGCGACTTTGAGTAGCTTTCACAAAAGCTGTTTCGATTCGTTTTTCTAGCATTTTCGATAATCCTTTCTATGTGTTGATTCATCAAGGTATTAAGAGAGTTTGTGACGGTCATGTCAGTCGGTTTACTACTCTTCTCTATACTCTTTTTTTCTATTTTTTATTCCTATATACAAGTAAAGAAATAGACTGTCACGACTGTCACCATTACAAATGAATGTTGATGGAACAGGTTTTCTCGTTAATTGAAAGTGACGGTCGGTGACACTCTCAATTAAGAAATTCCTCAGCCTTTAGTCGTAACCCCTTCACGAAACGTCCGCTGTGCTTTCTTTGACGCTGAAAGCCAGCATTTTTAAGAGCCGTGTAAAAGTCAGTTGTGCTGCGGGTATATTCACCGATACCTTGGCAGTATTCACGGTACTTTTGGTAGAGATCACCCGACTTTTGCTCATAGCTGGGATCTAGTTCACAAGTCTCGTTGAGAAAGTGTCCCAACCAATCATTATCGGCATGGTAGGCCTTAACTGCTTGTTCGACCGCTGCCGGGGTGGTTAACCGGTAATTTTGTTGAATGATTCGCTGCGCACCCTCAATGATCCACTGCAGGACAGCCGGACCAGACTTTTCAGTTAGGCGCTGGGCGTAATTCTTAATATCATTGCGTTTGGCAATCTTGGCTTTAAAGGGAATCACAATTAATCGCCGCCAGATTCCTTCATCGTTGCCACCTACGTGGGGCAGGTAGTTGGTATACAGCACGATGGTGTGACTGGGCGTAAAGGAAAAGGGCTTCATGTATTTCTTTTCGGCGTAAATTTCATCGGTTGAACAGAGCTGCTTCACGATGGAGGTATTCAGTCGTTTGCCTTCTTCTAACTCAGCGGAGATAATCAGCCGCTTGCCCTTTACTTCGGCCATCTCTGGCTTCACATTACGATAGACACCGGTCGTTAGTGCATCTGCTGAGAGATGGCCGGTATAAGTGCCGAGTACATTAGCGATGGTGTTCCAGAAGGTTGATTTACCATTTCGGCCGCTGCCATAAGCAATGATCAGGGCTTCTAAGTAAACCTGACCGATGGCAACCAGCCCCACAATTTCCTGAACATAATTAATTAAAGCTTGGTCGTTGCGGAAAAAGGTTTTCAATGCTTCTTGCCAGAGATCCATTCCCTGATTACCAGGAATACAGGAAGCTGATTTAGTAATTAATTTGCTTGCTTGAATATCCTGTTGGCCGTGCATCCCTTTCTTTAAATTGAAAGGACCAGAAGGGGTATTCAGTAAAAATGGATCAGCATCAAACTCGTTGATTTCTTTGACGAGCTTTGGTCGTGAATTAGTTAAAATCCCGTTAATCCCTCGAGTACTGCGCTCTTTCAAAATGAAAGCTTCATAGGTTTTAGCATTCTCGTAGTCTTTGAACGTTGCTTGTTGTTCATCATTAAAGGTCCGGCTGGCTTTCGTCTTGCCCATTGTTTGCAGGGCGTTGGCGACTCCATTGTTCTTAATTACTTGGTAACTTTGAGAGACACGGAGTTGGGCGTCAGCTAGTTGTTGATCGGTGAAACGCTGAACCTCACCAAGAGCTAGCGGTTCTGATTCCTGCCAGACTTTGCCATCAAACCACATGAAGCCTGACTGGTTGGTGTAGCAGACCCGGTTCTTGCAATTGTCGACAAAGACATAGGATTCGCCAGTGTCAGAATAGTCATCAGGTTGCAGGTCATCGTTCGGATGGTTATATTCTTCAGGCGGAATATAGCCTTTTTGACTAGCCATTCGCTGTCCGAATTTAATGGCACTGTGCCAGATATTTTGTAGCTCTTGCTCTTCTAATGGTGGATTGCACTTGGCTGCTTCATCTTGAAATGCTTGACGGGCTTCAGCGGTATCGCCCAACCGCATAATGACCCGTCCAGCAAAATGGGAAAGGGTGGAATTGCGCTTGCCTTCTCGAATGGTGCCAATACCCTGCTTAGCAAAATAACGCTGGGCCATCATGAATTGATCCACCATTTGTGTTCCTTCATGCCAAGTAGCTTTTGTGGTCGGAACACCGAAGACAAAACGGGCAGCATCGAGGGCGTTATCGTCAAAGTAGGGGAAGTATTCCTGAAGTTCGTATTTTAGTTCGGCATAAGTTTTCGCACTGGTAATCTCAGCAATAGGGAAGTAGACGTGGAACTTGGGTCGGGGTGCCTTCTGGTTCTTGGCTTTCATATTGTTGCGTGACAGTGTGATAGCAAAGGCAACACCATCAAAGTAATTTCCAATATCCGCGGGCTTGATCCAGACTGTAGGATCATCCGAGTGATCGTTGTCGCAGTCCATGACTAGGCAATCAGCCTTGATGAAATTAGCGATATTGCGCTGATTATTTTTGAATTGGCCACAAACATGATCGTAGTGGACAGCTTGTTCTAGTTTCTTGAAGTTGGTAATCGTCAAATGACGGGGATAGGTCGTGTTGCTAGCCTGACCAGCACTAGTTGCAGTTGATAAGGTAAAGTGCATCTTTAGCGGACCTCCATTTCGGTATTAAAGTAGCGGATGTTCTTATTTTTTCGCTTAGCTATGCGGATGAAGTAGCGCATGTCGTGTGTTTGGGTGTCAAATGACCAGACTTCGGCACATTTAGTGAGCATGACGATGTTGATAAAAGCCGCGACTTGAAACTCCTTGGAACGGTGCAGGTTAATAAATTGTGGCAGGTAGAGCTGCGGACAAACGGGAATTCCGCCGTGTTGATATACAAAACGGCAGTAAGAGCGTACTGCTTTGAGACTTGTCGGATTGCCTTTCACCACTTCGGTAAAGGGAGCGATCACAAAGATCATTGGTCGGTAGTGCGGGTTTGGTTTGGGCTGACGCAACTTGGCAATTGCCTTGGTTGCTTCTGACATAGATTCAGATCCTTTCATAAAAAATTTTGAGTACTCAAAAAGCCCTCACTGATAAGCCAGATGAGGGCAGAAAGTAAACCATCAAAATTAATCTTTTTTGTAAAAATCACCGAAAAAACCAGCTGCATTCATGATCAAGCCGTCGGCCCAACTAGGAACTTCAGTCATGATATTGACCATCGTATCTAATGAACTGTCTTTTGGGGCATCAATGACTGATTCATCGTGAATATGCATGACCACTTGGTTCCCATCAGCTTCCAGGCGGCGCATTGCTTCAGCCAAGAGGTCCCGACTGGTAGCCTGGACAATATTTTCAACCAGTTTTGCCCCATAGGTTTCGATCCGACACCATTTTTTCACCGTGTTGATTCCCATGAAAGTAATGGACTCAGAGTCAAAGCGATTGGTGCCGATTTTCGGCTTGGGGTAGCAAAGGTAGCGTCCTGAGCGTAACCGGAGAAACATGCAACCAGAGCGGTAGACAAATCTCATTCCGTGAGTAGTTTGGGGCAGGTGAGTCTTGATGCATTCTTTGGCCGCTTTGTCGACGTCCCACCAAAATTGAACGATATTGGGACTGGCATTGCGCCACATCTGAACCAATGACGGCAGCTCATCTTCAGTCAAACCTAGCTTAATGGCCCCCATGGCTTTAAGAGCACCAACAGATCCACCATAGCCCAAGGCCAATTCTACAATTTTTCCTTTTTGCCGGAGTTCACCGTTAACCCCATGTTTGACCACTGGGACACCGAACATCTGACTGGCGGATGCACAGTAGATATCTTCATTCTTAGCAAAGGCTGATTGCCGCCACTCTTCGCCGGACAGCCAGGCAATCACCCGTGCTTCGACAGCTGAAAAGTCGGCCACATAAAAGTGATGACCCTTGCTGGGGATGAAGGCAGTCCGAATTAATTGTGATAAGACGTCTGGCACTGAATCATAAAGCATTGCCAGGGCGATGGTATTGCCTTGCTTAATCAGTTCACGGGCTTCCTCTAGGTCGGACATTGAATTACGAGGAAGATTTTGAACCTGTACCAGGCGACCAGCCCAACGGCCAGTTCGATTCGCACCATAGAATTGCAAGAGCCCGTGGACGCGGCGATCTTTACACATGGCTTTTTGCATTGCTTGGTACTTTTTGACACTGGATTTAGAAAGTAACTGACGCAACGCCAAAACTTGATGCACGGTGCCGGTAGTAGTTTGCAAGAGCTGGGCCACAGAAGCCTTAGCAAGTGAATCAGCTTCCACATCTTGCCGGTAGAGCCAGCCTTTCAGTTGCAGAGGAGAATTAGGATTTGCTAGCTCCGTTAATTCTTTGGCGGTTTGTAGATACTGGTCATGGAAGATGTTTTGACATTTGATGGCGTTGTTGACCAGTTGCTGATCAATCCGAATACCGCGATCATTAATATCCTGGTCCATCCATTAATTTTTCCATTCATTTTGGGGAACAGGAAAGTGTTCGAGTTTCTTTGTGATTTCCATTTCAACCTCGACGTCGCGTTGGTTGTACTGTTTGAATTGTTGCCACTTATCAGGGGCATTATAAGGCGGGTTGCGGGTGCGGTTCTGATTGGCCTTAGTTGGTTTACAAGGGGTGCAGAAGTAGCGGACCAGTTCTTTTCCAGCCGTAATTTTTTGTCTGGGTAGTCCTAGGACCGTCCCTACATCTCTCAGTGATAATGGCAAACCTAAGGTGGCGAACAGTGCCAGCCCGCAGGTTTTAAGCGGTGTCCAACATAGCGTGATAAACACACGCGTTCAAATTGGGCATTGAAGGCGCTTTTGATGATGTTGGAATTATCGAGGGCCTTGATAATCTCAGCTGGAATTTGTTCACCTTGGGTTAAGTCAATGACAGTAACTGGTCCAAAATCAACGGCATAGCCAAAAAGTAGCAATTCAAAATCATCACTGTCAGCGTAGCGATAAACGCCAGTTTGATTCAGATTGGTGCTGGAGTAGGTTTCAATATCGATCGAGATTTGTCTCATAGGGATCCTTTCTACAAAAAATGGGTAGTCATTAGTGAAGTGCACTCGCTTCCCTCACACACTTATTAACTAGTTCTAAAGACATAAACAAAAAGATGACGTCTAATAGTTCACTGACGTCATCTTATGTAACAGTCTCTATATGTTAGATAGTGTACCAACTCAATATTAGTACTTAATCTTCAGGTTCTATGATATTCTGTAAGGATAAGATGATTTCTTATCTTTACCGTTTTTTGTTACTTGCTGTACCATTAATTTCAGGAAACAAAAAAAGAAAACTGTCTTAAGTTATCCCCATAACCACTCAGTTGTCTTTAGAAAGGATATATTCCTCACGTGACTGATGATAAATTTAGTATCAATCAGTATTGCGTCATCTTCTGATAATGTGATAAAACATATTTTATATAATTATTCTTGCAGATTGGGAGAAGACAGCACATGTCAGAGAACAATGACGTTCAGGATGAACCAGCCAGCCAACAGTTAAG